GGGGTGCAATTAGCGTTTGTCAACGACACCTTCGACCACTACTCAGGCATTGTATAGGCCTACATCTGCGAAGTTAAGTCATAGTGGCAACGACTGTTTAATTTTTTACTTGAATTATATAGTGTTTTACTGTATAATTGATATTTATAAGGGTGGAAAGCGGATGCAATTCACGGCACGCTTCCTTAATTGTGGCGAATAACTTATCCGAGCCACAGCCCAAAGCCCTCATAAACAAAAGTTCAGACAGTTCTAGACTGGCCGGATTAGCAACTGTGCGTAGATAACCCACGACTAGTAGTGCTCGGCCGAGCACCGAAAGCGTCCATGCTACGACATTGTTAATAGTTTGCTGAACTTTTCTTTATGGGTGTTATGTGTTCCCCGCCCATGATAGGGAGTAACAACTTAATTGCAGGCGAAATCACTACCTGTAGCCCACCGTAATCTTTGCTCGATTCGTCTATCGGTTAGGACACCAGCCTTTCACGTTGGTAAGACCGGTTCGATTCCGGTATCGAGTACCAAATTTCTATGTTGTTCTAGTTTGCTAGAGCACTTAGACACCCAAGATCAGACCAACAGTTAGTAATGATAGATTATTTATAATCCGTCGAAACCTGCGGTGGCGTAACAACTGACTGAACTAGGCTGTCGCCTTGACCTAGTTCCTATTATTTAGTGTTATCAGGGTATCGTCATAGGACGCTATGACTATGCGGGCCTAACTGTGCGAGGAACAGGTCCTAATATAACTGCTAGTCGCTTGCCAGAGGAAGCACCTTTGTTGGCAAATTGGCACGATAGCACTAAATAATGGTAGAGAGTTAATGTTAAAAATGGGTACTCAAAATATCCGTTCTTGAAGGTTCAATTCCTTTAATTTGTAGTCAGGTGAGAAGCGTGGGCAAAGGTTAGAGATCAACTAACCGCTACAGATAATATGGTTATTAAGTAATAAAAACATAGACTCGCCATATATTAGCATTCTGTAATTCAAGAGGCAGAGAAGCCCTTTAATATGGGGTGTCGTGTAGATTTCAAGTATCTACCAGAGTGCTAATATATGGGAGAGTACGGGTGATATGTAAGGGTTTCTCTAAGCCCTGATGATTGGAATTCCTAAGTTAGCCAACAACTAACCCCATAACTTATCCTTCTGATGAGCTTGTGAAATTCAAGCGAAACTCTAACACAACCCGCTAGGGTCTTACCCTTTCAACCTAGTTTGAGGCGTTACGAGTCAAGGAATAAAAAAGATAGCCGTGTTGCCACTTATAGTATTGCGTCGCCGCTGGAACTAATTCCTCTTAGCCCTGTAAGGTTTGCCCTTACAGGGCTTTGCTTTCACTAAAATATGTTACCATAAAAATTTTAGCTGTTGACATAAGATGCCATAACTGGTATAATAAGGCAAAATAAAGGTCTACCAATGAGTTCTTCTTATACCTATGTCAAAGAGTTAGAGTTATTAATTTTGGATAAATTACTTCCTGTTTATGAAAAGCACCAGAAGTCTCAAGGAGTAATAAGCCCCTTTCAGGGTATTAATCAAGATTTATTATCTCAGATAAAAGCAAAGAAAAAACTCCCTGCGCTCCTTAGGGCTAAGGAAAAACACACTTGACCTGGCCAGAGAATTCAAGTATAATTACTTATTGCGCGGAATTTGGCGTTGTCCGCGTTTATTTAAATTAATCATAACTGTCTACAATTCATCATCGAAGCACGGCTCTGCACAGCCACGCAGGACAGACTGAATGTAGTATAATAAGTCTTTTTGCAGAAAGCATATACGGTAGTCTCTTTTACAAGAGATTACTATAGTATTTAAGGTAAGTACTATACTAATCTTTATAATAACATGATAACACCTACAACAATACCAGCAATACCAGCAATAACTCCTGAAGAGCTAAAAGCCCTCTGGCCAGACCATCCAGCACATAGTACGGATACCGCAACAACAGAAACATTTACTGACCCTAAATCGTGGCCGTTTCCAGAAATAGACCATGACTGGAACCGCTTAGCAATAGACCTAAACACTCTTCCTCAAGACTCAACCCTTCAAGTCTTAGATGAACGTGCAAAAAATTACGGTAAGTTCTCAGGTATTGGACAACTTACGCAGACGTTTAAAGAGATTATGCGCCAAGCCCCCTCATGGGAAGGGATGCAGCCAGATCAAAAGGAGAGCCTGGAGATGATAGTGCATAAGCTGGCGCGAATTCTTAACGGAAACCCTGACTACGCAGATAGCTGGGTTGATATTGCTGGTTACGCACGCCTAGTATCAGAACGTCTAGAAACAGGATTAGAAAGATAAACTTGATTTAGTAGTTAAATCTATTTATAATAGTGGCTATGTTTAATCAAAATCAAAAACGCGTTGGCTTTGCGTGTAAAATTCAAAGCCAAGAATCTACAGATTTAGCCAGTTGTAAGACCAAAGGTACTACAATTACATGGCTAAATAGCCAAACTAAACAAGCAGCCGCAGAGCGACTGTGGACCTTAATGCAAACTAATATAGCAGCCCTTAGTGCACAAGCAGATTGGGTAGCACAGCAACCACCAGGTTTGCGAATGTTTCGCCTAAGCAGCGACTTACTAACTGCATACTCTCACGATGACTGGATGTGGTTTTACTTTCAATCAGATGTAGTAGACTTCTTAGAACGGAATCTACTAAAAATCGGTGATAAGTTCCGTGCAGCAGATGTACGTGTTAGCTTTCATCCAGGTCAGTTCTGTGTCTTAGCATCAGATAATCCAGGTGTAGTTGAAAATTCAATTACCGAGTTCGAGTACCATGCCGACCTTATCAGGTACATGGGCTATGGTAAAAAGTTTCAAGACTTTAAATGTAATGTACACATTGGCGGTAAACAAGGCCCCAAAGGTATTATCTCAGCCCTACAACGACTAACACCCGAGGCCCGTAATTGTTTAACTATTGAGAACGCAGAGTTTACCTGGGGTTTAGATGCCTCATTAGAACTAGTAGACCACTGTGCCTTAGTCCTAGACATTCATCACCACTGGATTCATTCAGGAGAGTATATTAACCCAGAGGATAGTCGTGTTAAACGAATTCAAGAATCTTGGCGCGGTGTCAGACCAGTTATCCACTATTCAGTTAGTAGGGAGGACGTACTCCCAGATCATTGTGGACGAACACGGCCTGACCTCCGAGAGCTTAAATCAATGGGATTTACAGCAGCTAAACTCCGAGCACACTCAGAGTTCTACTGGAATCAAGATGTAAATCAGTGGGCTACCACTTTCCTAGACCACGCCGACATTATGTGCGAGTCTAAGCAGAAAAATACTGCCTCTGAACAGTTTGCCAAAGAAGTAGGTCATGTATAATATACTACAAGTTATAGTGGGTATTTATTTATTTGAAATACTTACAGCTATAGTAATAGCTATATGGTTTCATTATAGGGGTTATTAGTATGATACACGTATACGCAAGATTAGATAATCCAGTTGGAGAGCACGACTACCACAATTTGGGTTGCTATAATAAACAGCTTACTAAAAATAAAACACTAGAACTTGAACACAGTTTTTACTTAGGCATACTATTTGCCCTAGACTTTCAATTCTATCCTCGCGCAGATCATGGCGGATTACGAATACACTTAGGCCTATTAGGTTACAATGTTGATTTTCAAATTCGCGATAACAGGCATTGGGACGGTGATATGAATGACTGGCATTAGTATAATGGATAATACAGGGGATTTCTACTCCCTAGATGTGGGTTCGATTCCTGCATGCCGGACCAAATTATTAACTTGAATCTCTAGTTAAAATCAGTTATAATAAATCTTTTCGGAGACTACTATGGCAGGATATTCAAGAGAATTTTTAATTGATGCCTTTGTTAGCCGTTATGAGGTACTTAGTGACGAAGTAGTCGCTAGACAAAGGCAGTTAGCAGAAAAAACATACGATGAAGTTGGTAAAGATAAATTCCGTGTTCTTGCATCTTTAGATGCAGATGCCATTAAGGAATTTAAAGTTGCAACGGGTCGTAAAGGATAATTAGTTATCTAAGATGTGCACCGCGTACCACCTAGCCCCTTGGCAATATTAATTGCGAAGATTTTAATATATAGGGCGCATCGCACATCTTAGATTTATATGGAGACGTGTGCCGAATTGGTTGAAGGCAAGGGACTGTAAATCCCCCACATAAGAAACGCTGTAGGTTCGAGTCCTACCGGCTCCACCATTATCTTTGAAAGTATTACTACTAGTAGTAGTTTCAAAAATAATCGCCCCGGTGACGGAATGGTATACGTACTGGTCTTAGAAACCAGGTTCTGGGAGTTCGAGTCTCCCCTAGGGCACCACTTACCCGTGTATAGCGCAGCCTGATAGCGCATCTCGTTTGGGACGAGAGGGTCGAAGGTTTGAATCCTTCTATACGGACCAATAAAAAAAGGAATTACTATGTTAGTAGATAATATGAAAACCCTTATAGGGTCAACCTTTAGCCTTTACATTAAAGCTGCTAATTTTCATTGGAACATTGAAGGGGAAAATTTTCCTCAATATCATGCTTTCCTAGATAATTATTATAATGATGTTTATGGTACAATTGATCAAGTTGCCGAATATATTCGTGCCCTAGATAGTTATACACCAGCAAGTTTAAAGCGTTTTCAAGAGTTAACTTTTATTCAAGATCAAACTATGCAACAACCCCCTATGGGAATGTTTCAAGAATTGTTCAATGATAATGCAACAATGTTAAAGTTTTTAACTGATACGTTTGATGTAGCTACTGCGGAAAGACAGCAAGGAATTGCTAATTTTATTGCTGAAAGAATTGACGCGCATCAGAAACATCAGTGGATGATTCGCAGTATTTTAAAGAGCGTAGCTTCTCTATAAAAAGCTAAAACGGGCTTATAGTTAAACGGTATAACGGTAGCTTTGCAAGCTTCAATTCGGAGTTCGATTCTCCGTTGGTCCACCACTTACACACACAAGGACATAATATGTTTTCACTAGATTTTTACATTGACTCTTTTCAATCAACAAAAAGAGCTTTAACCAATCAGGTCTTTACTGACCCTAAACTGAACAAGGCTGCAAATAAATTTATTGACGCACAAACTCAGTTTGCAAAAATGCTTGCACAAAATACAGTAGATATGCTAAAGTATTCCGCCGACGCTGTTACTAACAAAGCATTTCCAAAGGCGACCAAAAATGACACCGTTTGAAATTCGTGCAGACCTGCTTAAACTAGCAGCAGATCACCTAGAAAAACAGTTTACAGCAAATGTAAAGTTTGCAACAGAATATAACAAGGCTATGTTCCAAGCAGGAACTGCTGCTGCTACTGAAGCCTTAGTTAAAATGCCTACATACTTTACATCTGAAGATGTAATTAAAAAGGCAACAGAATTTTATAGTTTTGTTCAAACAAAATGAAGTTATTTAAGTGCTTAAAACAATTCTTTGAGCCTAAAAATCCAATGCAAGATTTCATTGAGCGTCATAATCCTCAATCGGTTTATGATGTAGAACGATTGCAAAAAGAGTACGACAATCTTATATTTAAACTTAAGTAATATGCCCCTAGTAATTAAAGACCGTAAAGTAGTTTATCAGAAGCCAACTGTGGATGAAATGCCTAAGATTGGTAAATATGTTAGCCTGAATCCAATCTTTCAAATGCATCGGGCACACGCTCATATTAGAAATCTATCAGAATCTATGAGTGTACTACAACGTAGTTTAATTCCTGGTGCATTAGAGCAATTAAAATAATTCCCTAGTAGCACAGCGGTAGTTGCACTTGACTGTTAATCAAGTTGTCCGTGGTTCGATCCCACGCTGGGGAGCCATAAAATAGGCCTAAACAGGCTAGTCCAGGTGCAAGTCCTGGAATTTGTACTTGAATTTTCCTTAAAAATCAATTAAAATAATCCTTTAACTAGGAACACTTATGATTAAACTAAACGACTTTTTAAACATTACCGAATATGAAACTGGACACCTTGAGGTTGTCCATCAACAAGACGTATATGGCAAAACTGCTATTAGTCTTGAAGTCTATGGCTTTGAATTTAATAAACTAATATGCGTATATGATATAGTATCGCAAGAAGTCCTAGAAATCATAGCCAAAGACGATGCTGCTGGTAAAAGTTATGTGTGGCAAACTTCAGACATTAAAGGTTTAGGCAACTATCGCGACTACCTAATTGAGCTAGAAGCAGAAGAAGATATTTTAGAAAAAGCTGAAGCTATTTTCTTTAATAAGCCTTATGATTCACGAATAGTTGTTCCTATTGATATTAAAGACGAAGACTTCCTCTTATACGCAAAAGCTGCACATAAACTAGACATTACTATTAATGAGTTTATGGAACAAGCCATTCAGGAAATGGTAGAAAAATATAAAGGATAACATATGAACGTAAACAGAGTTTCTCTTCAAAAGGAAGAAGTGTACCGCCAGTGGGAAATTAAAAAGTTAGACAAGCGGCACGAAGAACTTCGAATAGAAGAACAACGTGCTAAGTTAGATCTTATAGACAATGAGCAAGCAAGAGTTGAAATGAATCGTCGAATGAATCGTCCAGGACAAAATGTAGATAGGATGGCATAATGGCGAAACCTAAACCAAAACGTAAACCCACGGGGGCTATCGACATTCAGCCAGAAGGTCCACACGTTCCGGCTATGCCTCCAGTACAAGGAAGTTCAATGATTAGTCCAGTAAGTCCCGTCGAGGCGGGTGGTGGAACGTATAACCGTCCACCGCCTAAGCCTCAACCTTCAAAACCAATGAAGACTCCTAAACCTAAACCTCCGATGCCTAAGGCTTAGTATGCCCAGTCCTCGTAGAACCAGTCAGATTTTAAAGGGGAAGAAGCCGCCTAAGCCCCGAAGCCTAAATGCAATGGCTAAAAGATCGGCGCGCAAAAAATAAGGAAGATGTGTTGCAAGGTGCAACAGAGGCTTGCTAAGCCTTCGTCTAGAAATAGGCCGATAGGTTCGATTCCTATATCTTCCGCCACTTAGCCGTGTAGCTCAGAGGAAGAGCAAACGCTTGATAAGCGTTAGGTCGACATCTCGGAATTGTCCATGGCTACCATAATTATCATTAGAAGGATATAATATGAAATACCAAAATTCAATGTGGGGCGATTACAGCCCTACTCCAGCGGTTGAACAGATCGGCGTGCAGATAGAAGCAGACAATCAACCTGAGATGGTTGTAACAGCCCAACAAATGGCTACAGACCCCTCGTGTACTACAACAGAGGATATGATTGCAGCAATGGGTACAGTACCAGCACGCTCATAAAGCTAATTTTAAGTGTCTCTCTAGTGTAATGGCAGCATCACAGATTCCAAATCTGTTAGGTCAGGGTTCGAGTCCTTGGGGGGATGCCAACTTTTTAACAGGATATTTTATGAAAAAATTTATTTCAATTGCCGTTATCTCTTTTGCTGGCGTTGTTAATGCCGGAGAAATTACAGCCTCCTACTTAACCGATAGCGGACGTGATGGATATGCCATTAGTACACAGGTCAAAGGCGTTACCCTTGGAGCCTCACACGTTGATCGTGTTTATGACCGCTTCTCAGTAGGTAAATCTTTTGATATTGCTAAAGTCGGACCACTACAACTAGCAGCAGGCGGAAGCGGAGTATATCAAAGTACTCTTGCTAAAAATGATAGTGGTTATGGCCTAGCAGCTCAGGTAACAGCAACTGCTGCGGTCAATAAAAACGTTGACGTAGTTGCTGGCGTACAGAAGTTCTGGGGACAGGACCGCGTGAGTGCTCAAAATGGTAACTCGGCTACTGTTGGAATTAAAGTTAAGTTTTAATTTAAATACACTACTTGCCACTTAATAAATATATGCGGAGACGTTCCGGACTGTGTCATTCCGCGGGTAACTGGGAGCACCCAGCATAGGTAGTGTGTTTTTTATTTTATAGTTGTATGAAGTAGACAGAAAAGTGTCTTGGACGGGGGTGCGAATCCCCCCAGGTCCACCAGAAGTATATTCGACCTCACACGCGGAGAGGTGAAATATAACAGAATATACTTCTGATGGGCCTGCATAGTTTCGACAGGGCAAAGAGTAGGAAAATGGACAACTCGGTAGGCGATGACCGTTAATCAAGCAAAACAAGTAAACGCAAACGACTCACAGTTCGCATTAGCAGCCTAAACACTGCTTAGGGTTTTGATAAGTTTTCCTCGTAACAGAATAAACTTATCTCAAATACCGCAGAGTATGGAAGTGGTCATCCGTCTGGTCTCATAAGCCTGAAATCGTTGGTTCGAATCCAACCTCTGCATCCAATACGAAAGGAAAATTGTATGAAATTAAAATCTACTCCAGGTGCAATGGCAAATGCCAAGATACCTACATCCGTAAGCTACGGAGCAGATGCCCCCTCCTTAGATGCTGATATGGGTGTAGAGGATATTAGTCCTACAGGTACTGATATGGATGATATTCCACCAGGCAGTTTTGAGTTATTGACTCCAACAGTTAATAATATTAAAATTACACACGAAGGTGATATGGGACGACTAAGTCCCCTAGAATAAAAGATGAGCGGGCATGGTGCTAGTGGTAACACATATCCTTGCCAAGGACAAGTTGCGAGTTCGATTCTCGCTGCCCGCTCCATATATAAATATACTACTAAACCCGCTGAGTCAGGTTTAACTACTGGAGTTCTGAAAAGAAGGTGTCGTAAGAGTAGTATATTTATATATGGAAGATAATGCAGCGGGGTTGGTCCTGCGACTGGCCTTGAAAACCAGGTTCTCTTAACAGGGATGGGGTTCGACTCCTCTGTCTTCCGCCAATATTATGAAAAAAACAATATTATCACTATTTGATTACTCAGGTAATTGGCCTAGCCCTTATAAACGGGCAGGGTATGATGTGTATCAAGTTGACGTTAAACTAGGTATAGATATCTTAGAACTTCAACCCGAGGACATACCTGATAATGTCTATGGTATATTAGCTGCTCCTCCTTGTACAGATTTTGCAGGCTCAGGAGCACAGTACTGGAAAGCTAAAGACATAGACGGACGTACTGATAGTAGTCTAGCCCTAGTAGATAAAACATTAGAAATTATTTCTTGGTGTGACCCTAAATTTTGGGTGCTGGAAAATCCTGTAGGTAGACTAAGTAAACTTAGACCCAAACTAGGAGATCCCTGGTATTTTCAGCCTTGGCATTATGGTGATGCCTATACTAAGAAAACAGGGTTATGGGGTAATTTCAATAAAAGTTTAGTAAAACAGGAGGTAATTCCTGATCCTAATTCTTGGATAATGAAACTAGGTGGTAAATCGGAGAGAACAAAAGAATTACGCTCAATGACTCCTTTAGGATTTGCAGAGGCTTTCTTTAAAGCAAACCCATAAATTTAGATTTGAACTGTGAGTTAAAATTCTTTATAATATCAGTATGAAAAAGAAATTTAATATCCAATCTCTCTCGCCGCAAATGTCTACACCTAGAGTAACTCGCACGGATATTCCGAGCTTGTATACTCCTGGGGGTAACTGTACCCTAAAAGAAACACCTAAGTATACAGGCGACCAAATGATTGGTATTTCAATCATTCATAAGTCCTGCCTACAACCTATCTTTAGTCAACAAGAGGCTATTGATGCAGCAAGTATGCGACGTTAGTATGGCTAAGTCGTTTGCAGAAATTAAAAAATCATTAGGCTTACTAGACTTTATCCAGTTTGGTAAGTATCGTGGTTGTCGTGTAGACTCCATAGTTGCTATGGATGACGACTACCTTCGTTATATGCAAACACAAGGTATCAAGTTTGATGCTAGTGTAATGGATGCACTAACCAATAAGTTTTCAGCTGATTCTATAGAAGTAGGGTATGACCCTCGTGAAGTTCAAGAAGTAGATGAGCATGGTTATGGCCCTATATATTTTGGCGACGTGCCTTGGTAAATTAATAATAAGGAGAGCTGTCATGACAAGTGACAAGAGTGACAAACTGCCGGGGGTATAACTTAGCGGCTAAAGTAACTGGCTTTTAACCAGTAAATCAGGGTTCGATTCCCTGTGCCCCTACCATATAAAAATACACTGTCCTAGGCTGTGACCTAGTCCATCAGAAGTCCTCAGAGACAGAAGCAGTGTGTTTCTATATGGTAATGTAGGACAATGGTAGTCCACCTCCTTCATACGGAGAATGCTAGTGGTTCGAGTCCACTCATTACCACCAAGTTATGTGTGAGAGCCAGATTAGTGATGGTGCTGATGTATTTCAGTGAAAGAGTGAGCGAACCCACTTCCACACACCAAGTTTTGTTAAAGTGTTAGCAAGAGAAATCACGCTGATTAGTATTCTTCGAAGGTACTAATCAGTAGAAAGTTGCGGGTTCGATTCCCGACTTATCGCCGTTTACGGTGGAGGTATACAGGGGCGTATCAACTGGATGAATCCCAAGTAACGTACCGAGACCTTGCCGGCCTTGTATAATAAGGTGAATGGTTCCGATAATATGGGTGGAACTACTTTAACAAATTAAATACTGGGGGATAGTTAAACGGTATAACCGCGGATTTTGATTCCGCTATCCTAGGTTCGATTCCTAGTCCCTCTGCCACCTAAGTGTTTAGGCGTGGCCATGTTGTAACGGTTAGCAACAGAGATTGTGATTCTCTTAGTCTGGGTTCGATTCCCAGTGGTCACCCCTAAACACTTTCGGTCTTTAGTAAAATGGATATTACACAACGCTACGAACGTTGGAGTGGGAGTTCGATTCTCTCAGGATCGACCAATTAATGCGGAGTTAGTTTAATGGTAAAACAGCAGATTTCCAATCTTCGGTCAAGGGTTCGATTCCCTTACCCCGCTCCAGTCTAAAATACTATGCTTAGTAAAAAAGAATTTCACGGCGACCAGTTCTATGCTTGGGCCGCCCAACAATATGAAGCTGCCCGAGTTTACTTAAAGAATTGTGGTAGACCCAAAGATGAATATGATCGTTGGCTTATTGAACAGGCCAAATTTGACGCAGTTCTCTTCAAAAGATTTATTTAATGCATCCTTAGCTCAGGGGTAGAGCGTCTCTTTTACACGGAGAGGGTCCGCGGTTCGAAACCGTGAGGATGTACCAACGCAACTTTAGCTGATGTGGTCATAGCGCTGGTCTGAAGAACCAGTGAACTAGGTTCGATTCCTAGAGGTTGCACCAGATATATATAGGCGTGCGCTGAACGGCGAGGCAGTGGATTGCAAATCCTCATAATGCAGGTTCGAGTCCTGTCGCCTATTCCAGGTCTTAAAGTGTTCATGGACGCACACAACACTGTCACTGTTGAAGAAGGGGATCGTTACCCCTTGAGACCGCCAAATTTTTGCAATGCTCATTATGAGATTGCACCTGGGCATGTTGCCCAAAAGTTCTTGCTTATAAAAGGAGAAAATATGACAGAACTAACCGTGGGTCAAGTAAACTTTGGATCCAACCTCAATCGTGCTTTAATTGGTTTTGACCAACTATTCAATAACTTAGAATATGTACAAACTACAAATTATCCACCGTACAACGTAATCAAATCTGATGAAGATAATTATATCATTGAAGTGGCTGTAGCTGGTTTCAAGAAACCGGAAATTAAAGTAGAAATTGACAATAATAAACTATCAGTAAAAGGTTCTAAAGAGAAAGAGGATACAAAAACGCAGTATCTTCACCATGCACTTAGTGCTAGAAACTTTAATCATCAGTTTACTATTGCAGAAAATATGGTGATTAAGTCAGCCACTTTGGAAGATGGAATACTTCAAGTATTAATTAAACGTATTGTTCCAGAATCCAAAAAAGTACGTACAATAGATATTCTATAATCGTAATCTTAATAAGAGGACTAAAGACAACTTTAGTCCTCTTTTTAGTTTAAAAATTATATACTTGAAATACTATTCAAATTTTGATATAATTATATCTTACAAACACATTATATTATGAAAAACCCTATGTTTCCCTTTCCAATGATTACAGTCAAAAATGCTCGTGACGATGGCACTAATGTACAGGATGTTATTAACCATATTAAATTAGCTGAGGATAATCTTCGTAAAGAGATGTTGCTTAAAGCTAAACTTTGTGGTGTTGGTATTGTACATATTAAAAGTGCAGAAGGCGAGTGGCGTAAAGGCGGTATGACAGTTGCCTTTAAAAAGTCTAATCAATATAAGTATGGCCGTATGGTAGAAGTAGCCGTGGCTGTTTGTAGCCCAGAAGATACTTTTAGCCGTAAAATCGGTACTCAAATGGCCCTAGAAAAATTCTTCTCACAAAAAGTAATTGAGTTGCCCTTGTTAGAATTTTATGGTCAGGAAGATATTAACATGGCAGTTAAAAAAGCATTTACAGCTATGTGGCACGCGATATAATTAATGCGGGTGTGGTGGAATGGTAGACACAGGAGACTTAAAATCTCCCGCTTTATGCGTGCTGGTTCGACTCCAGTCACCCGTACCAAAATCTCCTGTCTAGCATAATGGTAGTGCCGCGAACTCATAATTCGTACAGTCTGGGTTCGACTCCCGGGGCAGGAACCAAATTTTGTAATCTTAATAAGGAAAATCTAAGTGGCAATTAAACGTGGTAAATCAGCAGAAAGTCATTTTGCATCATATAAAACTTCAAAGCGTTGGGAATCTAATCGCAGGAAGAAGCTAGAACGTCAACTTAAACTACAGCCTAACAATGAGCAAGTAAAGAAAGCCTTCTCTAATATTCATTACAGACGTAAAACTCCTGTAGTACGTGAATGGAGTGCCACTACGATTAGAATGGCTAAAATAGTTAAACTATTTACAGGTAGGTTTGATCGAGATATTTTAAGCTCAAATAAAGATACAGCATCCTTAGCTATTCAGAAATCAGCATCTAGACCAGAGCAACAAAAAAGTAAAATCCAGATTGCAGACAAAAACTTCTTCTCCATTGGTGCTCGCCTAAGTAGTGGCTCGCTTGCATGAGTTTTATTGACTGGTATTTACTATTCAGTTTAACAACAGCAGTATGTGCAGTATGGGAACTACTAGTTCCTGTAATGAATACAGAAAAAGAAGAAATGGGTAAGATTGACGCAGAAAAACTAATATATATAGTGTTTTTTATAATGTCAATTATATTAGCTCCTTTAGTATTTCTTAGTTGTATAATCCCCTCTATGAGCGATAGATTTAGAAGTTCGTTACATAGTGGGCTTTTTCCCAAAGAATAAAAAATTTGCAGTTGCACTGTAATGCTTAAACAGGTATAATATATACTTAAACAGCCCAATAAACAACTATGAAAACACTAACATTTAAATACGCAAAAGCAGATGGTTCAGTTTCTTATCGCTCACTTCTAGTGATGGTATCCCCTAATACTATGTATGAGGGCCTGGATATTTCAGAACTAGAGTCAGCAGACCAAGCTGAATTTGAGTCCCTAATGAGTTCAGCGTACAATAATTATATTAATGAAATTAATACTCTAAAAGAAGAGTTTGACATTAAGCACAGTTATCGTCGTTTTGACCCCAAGAAAATGACTGAGATCAATGAATTGGAAAAAGTATAACGCCGGATTAGCATAGTGGTAGTGCTCCCGCCTTGTAAGCGGGAGGTCGTTAGTTCGATTCTAACATCCGGCACCACATATGTAGTAATTATGGAACAAAAACGTAATCCTAGAAAATTTAGACTTTGGGATAGTAATGCACTACACGAAAATTTACAAGTATGTATACAGTATCAAACTGCAATTGAAGAAGCAGTAAAGCAGTCAACAATTGATGATACTCCAGTATTAAATTCAACTATACCTACAAACTCACTATATGACATTGTTACTTGTTATATAGCAATGTATGAAAAAATATTAGCTGAAGATTTACTTCAGACTAATGGCACTCCCGTAAACAGAAACCAAATCCACTAAGGAAATTTAAAAATGGCATGGACAGAAGAACAAAAACAGTCAGTTATCGAAGCATATAAAGCAGGTGACCCGACCCCCGAAAACTCAACAGAGTTGATTAAAGAAATTGCAGAAGAAATGGAACAGAGTGCAAACGGTGTTCGTATGATTCTAGTACAGGCAGGTGTATATGTGAAGAAAGAAGCTTCTACATCTATTGCCAAAGGCGGTACTTCTAAGTCTACAGGTACTCCTCGTGTTTCTAAGGACTCACAGATTGCAGAGTTGCGTGCTCTCATTGAAGCTAAAGGCGCTGAAGTGGATGACGAGATTCTTACAAAGCTGACTGGCAAAGCCGCAGCTTACTTCGCCAAAGTAATGGCGTAATTAATGGCAGCTTAGGCTGCCATTTTTATTTATACAATTATGTTTATAGTATATTCAAAAGAAAACTGCCCCTACTGTGTGCAGTCTAAAGCCCTACTCAAGTCTAAGGGACTAGAGTACATAGAACTAATGCTAGACTTGGGCCAGTCCCACAAACCTGATACTGAGTATGTATTCTTACATGATTTAGAAAAAATATTACCAGGTGTGCAATCAGTGCCTCAAATCTTTGAACGTCTTGATGGAGCAGCTCCTGCAACTCAACACATTGGCGGTTTCAAAGAGTTAAAGGAATACCTCAATAAATCTTAACTTGTAATTTTTGCCTTAAAGTGTTATAATTATTCTTTAACGGAGATAATATGAAACAGCCCGACCCTAAATTGCATATGCTTATTAGTTTTGCTAAAAGTGCGTGTCGCATTATTGCGGCAGTACTACTAGCTGTTGGTGTATTTAAGTCGGCTGGTTTAATGTTCTTGATTGCAGAAGCGCTAGGAATTGTAGAGGAGTTAGTATAATGGCAAGAGCAGCTAAAGAAAACGAACTGTTAACAGACGCTAACATCGAGCGAGTTATTGCAGGATTTGAGTCAACACCTAAGATGACTAAAAAAGATGCGTGTGCCATTTTAGGCATCGCATACAATACAACTCGCCTGGATTCCCTAGTTGAAAAATATTTGGAAAAGAAGGCACGAGATGCTCAACGTCGAGCAAACCTTCGCGGTAAGCCTGCAACTCAAGACGAAGTAGTATATGTAATTCAGGAATACCTAGAGGGTGCTACAATTGATGCCATTAGCAAGGCTACCTATCGCGGTAGTAACTTTGTTAAACATATACTAGAGAAGTACGAGGTACCTATTCGACAAACCTCTCACGACTATTTCAAACCTGAACTTATTCCAGACGGAGCTACGCGTGACCGCTTCCAGGTTGGAGAAGTCGTCTACTCGGCTAGGTATGACTCTGTGGCACGCATCGACGCAGAGCAACATGACCATCGGCACGGATGGATTTATCGAGTTTGGCTACTCTCTGAAAAGTGGAAACAGTCAGCGTATCAAGAGGCTTGTGAGTTAGCCTCCTTAGAACACTTACGAACAGCAGGAGTACGAGTATGAAAGCACTTTGGGATAAGTTTAATAAGTGGTGTGAAAAATACTTTAAAGCTAATAAGGAGTATCAATGACAGAAGAACCATATTACGAAAAACTAGTTTATGAAAATGAAATCAAAGGCTATCAACTAAAATTAGTAGTCAATGAATTTCGTGGTAAGCAGTATATTCACATACGCAAATACTTTCTTTCCTATGAGGGAGAGTATGTACCCTCTCGCGAAGGTGTAAGTATGGAGGCATCACTTCATAATATATTCTCCTTGTTAGACGGATTAATGGAAATTTGCTCTAAGGAAGAATCCGCAGAGGCAATACTTACCTATTTTAGCGATAAAATTACTCACTTGAAGAATTTAGAATAAACTGCTATAATATACTTTATGAACAAGATAAAAGCCTACTTAGATGAAGCCTCGATTGCCTACTACTCGGGTAGTCCTATTATTAGTGATGAAGCATTCGACAGATTAGCCGAAACCTCAGGCTATATGAAGGTAGGCGCTCGTCAACACGATAATATCGCAAAACACCTCTACCCTATGTACAGTTTGCAAAAGTACTACGAGGATGAAGGTGTAGCCCCCATTCAAGGGGTCAAAGACATTACTGTAAGTGTTAAACTAGATGGCGCTGCTGTCAGCCTACTTTATGCGAACGGAGAGTTAGTTCAAGCTCTTACTCGTGGAGACGGCATTGAAGGCACAGATATTACAGAAAAATTCCTTGCCCGCCGAGATCTAGCCCCCTTAAAAGTACCCAGGCTTGATGTATTTCAGGTTACTGGTGAAATTGTCGCGTCTAAGGAAATTCCAAATAGTCGTAACTATGCGGCAGGTGCTCTTAACTTAAAAGATATGAATGAGTTTAGGACTCGTGCAGTATCTTTCTATGCTTACGGCGTATTTCCTTATGAGCAGCCTACCTTTGTCCGAGACATGGTTATCTTGACTACTCAAGGTTTTCAAACCATAATAGCTAAAGAACTAGATAAAATCTATCCATGTGATGGATTAGTATTCCGAGTAAATGACAATCACGAATTTGAAAAACTTGGATATACTTCAAAACATCCTCGCGGAGCATATGCAAAAAAAGAACGCCAAGCCGCTGTTGAGACAACTATCGTATCAGTAGAGTGGAATGTAGGTAAATCAGGTAAAGTAACCCCCGTAGCCCACTTAGACCCAGTTTATATTGGTGATAAGTTAGTGAGTAAAGCAACCTTAAACAATCCTGGGTTTATTGAAATGTTGAATATCTGCATAGGCGACCGAGTAGGAGTTATACTAGGCGGAGAGATTATTCCATGCATTACCCACAAAGTAGAATCATAATAAATTCAATCATACACATTAGACCAGCACAGAAAAAATAGACTTGCCAAGGCACTCTAAATACAGTATAATAACACATAAATTGATAATACTATGCAAAAGATTGAAATTCCTACAACTTGTCCATGCTGTTCCTACAAGCTAGAAATAGTCAATGAACAACTGTTCTGTAGAAATCTATCCTGCGAGGCTCAATTAGGTAAAAAGCTAGAGCATTTTACAAAGACTTTAGGTATCAAAGGTTTTGGCCCTAAGACTATTGAGAAACTTGGTTTAGCTGATATTACAGAACTTTTTTACTTAGATAAGGCTTCCGTTGTTGAAGCACTTGGAAGTGAGAAAGTAACAGATAAGCTCCTAGATGAAATCGAAAGAGCTAAAGGTGCAGATCTAGCCACCGTTTTAGCGTCATTTTCTATCCCTTTAGTGGGTGGAACTGCTTCTAAGAAAATTGCTAGTGTAGTTAGTTCTATAGAAGAAATTACACAAGAAACCTGCAAACAAGCAGGCCTTGGAGATAAAGTTACTTCTAATCTATTGAACTGGATTAGTATGGATTATCCAGAAGTAAAAGAGTTCTTGCCATTCTCTTTTAAGTCCAGTGAAGTAAAACCTGTTAGTACAAGTGGCCCAACTATTTGTATTACTGGTAAGTTATCCTCATTTAAAACAAAATCAGAAGCAACCAAGATATTGGAAGCAGCAGGTTTTATAGTAGTAGAGTCCGTAACAAAGACTTTAAAGTATCTAGTAGATGAGGACAGCAAAGGAAGTACAAAGCGCAAAAAAGCAGAAGAATATGGCGTAACAATAGTAACAAATCTAACCGATTTTGTATCAAAATTTTAAAAAAGAGAAAATAAATGAGTGAAAAAGCTAAAAAATGGTCTGACGAAACTGTAGCCCAACTATTGTCGATTGTTGGTCATGATAGTCCAGTAAGCGTCGCGCGGGTTGAGCAAGCAGCCGAAGCATTGGGTGTTACAGAACGCTCAGTTGCATCTAAACTGCGTCAACTAGACCGTGAAGTTGCTTCTATGGCAAAAGAAAAGGTATCGGCCTTTACCCCCGAGCAAGGTGCTGCATTGTCTAGTATGGTTAGCAGCAATTCTGGTGTGTATACTTATAAAGATATTGCTGAGCGTTTTGAGCACGGTACTTTCACTGCTAAACAAATTCAGGGCAAATTACTTGCTTTGGAATTGACTGGCAATGTTAAGCCTGCTGAAAAAGTAGAAGCAGCTCGTACCTACTCTGATGCTGAAGAAAGCACTTTCATCAAGATGGCTCAAGCAGGTAAGTACATTGAAGAAATCGCAGTTACCCTAGGTAAGAGCATTCCTTCTGTTCGTGGCAAGGCACTTAGCCTGACACGTAAAGGTCAAATTGACCGCATTCCGGCACAAAAAGATAGCCATGCTAAGAACACTGTTGATCCAGTGACTGCACTTGGTATGAGCATTGTTAACATGACTGTTGCAGAAATTGCAGCTGCTGTTGATAAAACAGAGCGTGGTCTGAAAACACTTCTTACTCGTCGTGGTATTTCTGTTAAAGATTACGATGGTGCGGCAAAGAAGGCTAAAGCCGAAGCTAAAGCAGCTTAATTGTAACCTGTAGGTTATTCAAGGCCAGGAGTTAATTTTAGCTCTTGGCCTTTTTTATTTGTAATATGAAAATAACAATTACTTACCACGATACAGAGTCGTTCACTGTGGAAGAAGTGGTTAAACAAGCAGAACATAATTACGGTAAATCTATTAAGGTAGATATTACCCCTGAATCAAATAAACCCCATGATTTAATATACTTCGGGTTACAACAAATTATAACACACCAACAGCTAGGACTATTATTTAATGATAAGTTCGGCTATCAAGCTAGCCTGCAAAAATTACGCAATGAGACTCTATATAAGTTACAAGAAATTTTAGATCAAGTAATTATTGACAACGAAAGTAAGGTAGAGTAATGGATATTAGCGCAGTTGTCATTAATAAACTACTAACAGAAAAGAATTTAGATGTTTGGAGCAAATTAAAGCTCGCGTTCCTTGACCCTGCCTACTCCTCAGTATATAGTTTAATTACTAGATACTATGACAAGTATAGTACTATACCATCGTTCGATGACTTAGACGCTATTGCTAGAGAGGGGTTGGCGCAAAAGACGCTAGCAACCCTTCGTCTTATTGATGAAACTGACGTTACTGCAGAAGTTGCCCTAGATGCACTTATAGATCAGTATACTCAGAATCAAACTATTATTTTATTGGATAAGTTTATTGACAAACTACCAGTTTATGATAGTACAGAAATCAAAGAAAATTTAGCGAGTATAGTACTAACCTTAGATGAAAAAACTTTAACAACTGAAGGCGTGTATACCATGAGCGATATCATGGTTTTTATACGACCAGATGAATTAGCTAAAAATCGCGTACACTTAGGACTTAATAATACTTTCGATAGTGTGCTTGGCGGCGTAGCTAGACAAGAACTTATTTTAATTGGCGGAAAGCGTGGATCTGGTAAATCTATTACTTGCAGTAATATTATGATTAATCAGTACGAGGCCGGTAATGCCTCCATATACTTTACAATTGAAATGGAAGCTCATGAAACCTTACAACGTAACATGAGTATCTTAGCCAATGTAAATCACCAAAATCTTAAAAATAATACTTTAACAGATTCAGAACTATTACAAGTAGTTAAATCTAGAGCAGGTATGTATGAAGATTCAGACAAATTAGTTATGGCATTTATTAAAGATAGAGATCAATATAAGTTTGAGGAAACCTTAGTACGAGAATACGCTCTTAAGGATCAAAACCAGATGGTTATCATTGATGATAGAGCATTGACCCTAAGCTCTATCGATTTGCACTTAGGTAAGATGAAATCTCGTTTTGGCGATAAGTTTACTGTAGCAGTTATTGATTACTTAAATCAGATCGTTGTAGAGGGCGCATCACAGTTTGACTGGCAACCACAAGTTATTATATCTAAGAAGCTAAAAGAGTTTGCTCGTAAGTATGATATTGTAATGGTAAGCCCATATCAGATTGATGCTAGTGGCGAAACACGCTTTGCAAAAGGCATCTTAGATGCAGCAGACATTGCCCTACTAATGGAAGCAAACGCAAAAGAGGACGCAGCAATGAGTTTTGAGACAACAAAGATACGCGGCGCCAAAGAGATGCGATTTACTAGTGGCATGGATTGGGATAGCTTACGTATTAGTCCTGTTTCAATTGAAAAACCTGCTGTTAAAGAAGATAAACCAAAAAAGATTAAACGAGCAGGAACTAAAGTGGACGAACCTGCATCAGACTTACCCTGGGATACATAATGAGCGATCCAGTATTAGACTTACTTAAAGATAAGGGAGTACCTTTTCAAATTTCTGGAAAAGACTATGTAACTAAATGTTTTAATCCAGAGCATGATGACACTAACCCTAGCTTTCGTATTGACCGAATGACTGGAATAGCTCACTGTTTTTCTTGTGGATTTAAGACAAATATATTTAAATACTATGGTCTACTAACTAATAATGTTTCTGTAAGAGTAGCAAAATTAAAAGAAAAACTAAATATTTTAAAAGAGAGTAGTGCAGGACTAGATCCCCTAGAGGGAGCAAAACCTGTTACACAGTCTTTTAGAGGTATCTCTACTCAAACATTAAAATACTTTAAGGCTTTTGAAACAGATCAAGTAGAAAAAATGCTAGATCGCATTGTCTTTCCAATTACAGATGTTAGAGGAAAAACTGTTTGCTATGTTGGGCGTCACTCAATGTCAAATGGTAATCCTAGGTATGTTAATTACCCTAGTGGTGCTACAATTCCCTTATTCCCAGCTAAGTTTGCGGAAAAGCATAGAACAGTAGTCCTAGTAGAAGGCATATTTGATATGCTAAATTGCTACGATAAGGGTTTAAAGAATACAGTTTGTACCTTTGGTACTAGTAAATTACTAAACGATGTTCCACAAAAACTACTTAGCTATAAAGTAATGGGTATTGAGAAAGTATTTATTCTCTATGACGGAGACGATGCAGGACGCGAAGCAGCTAAGAAGATTAAGCCGTTGATAGAAGAAGCAGGTTTCATAACAGAAATCATTGATTTACCTGAAGGACAAGATCCTGGGGTAATTACACAAGAGGATGTAAACTCTTTAATAGAATATACAAAATGACAAAAATTTGCATTATAGATAAAGCCCCAAGTAGAAATAATTATAGTATCTACTTTAATTTTGATTTTGAACTATTTCACATGAGTCAAGTACCTATTACTAAACTCCTTAAGAAAGATGTGGACTTAGATATTGACTTAGAGCCGTATGACTTTGTTATCCTAGTAGGGGCTGAAGCAGCAAAAGAATATGCTAAAGTTAGTTCTGTAACTAACTATGCCGGACAACTAATGCATGATAAATTCATATGTATTAGCAACCCAGCGATGCTACACTTCAAGCCAGAAGGTAAGCCTGATTTTCAAAGATCAGTAGATCGTATTCATAAGTACATTGAAGGCTCTATTAAGAATGCAAGTATTACTGGAGATTATTTGGGTATTGTAAATACTACCCAAGCATTAAAATTCTTACAAGAAGTTTTTGATAATGCTGAAGGTTATGTAGCAATGGATACAGAAACAACAGCCTTATATCCTAGAGATGGATATGTGCTGGGATTGTCTATTAGCTATAAAGATAAGCATGGCGCATATATTAGCACTGAGTGTTTAGACGAAGAGTGTCTTGAAAAAGTACAGCAGATTGCTGATAAATATGAAATAGTTTTTCATAATATGAAGTTCGACATTAAGATGATCGAATATCATTTAGGAATTAAATTCAATAGAGCACGAGTACATGACACAATGCTAATGCACTATGCATTAGACGAAAACGATAGTCACGGCTTAAAACCTTTGGCTCTTAAATATACTGAGTATGGTGATTATGATGCAGAATTAGATAGTTTTAAGAAGGAATACTGCTCTAGCAAGGGATTATTACTTGAAGATTTTACTTATGACCTAATTCCTTTTGATGTAATTGCAAAATATGCTGCAATTGATACAGCAGTAACTATTACTTTATTCCATAAATTCTGGCCTAATGTTCAAAAGAATACTAAGCTATTATGGGTATATAAGAACATTTTAATACCTGGTACCCTATTCTTAATGGATATGGAAGAAGTAGGTATTCCAATTGATCGTGAAAGAATGACTTCAGCCGAGGGTTTCTTAGACTTACAAATTGCAGAAGCAAAACAAGAAGTATATGCTTTTCAAGAAGTTAAAGACTTTGAAAAAGACGCAGGAATTATATTTAATCCAAACTCAGTACAACAACTTAGAAAAGTTTTGTTCGACTATGTTAAACTTACTCCCACCGGAAAGAAGACCGGCACCGGAGCTATTTCAACTGATGCCGAAGTGCTTGAAGAACTATCCGAAGAACACCCACTACCAGCAGCCATACTTAAAGTTAGACAGCTTGGTAAGATCAAGAATACTTACATCAGTAAAATCCTACCAGAGTTAGACAAAGATGGCCGAATTCGTACAAATTTTAATCTTATTTTTACCACTAGTGGGCGTTTGTCTAGTAGTGGGAAATTTAATGCTCAACAGATTCCACGAGATAATTCAATCATCAAAGGATGTATTAAGGCACCTGAAGGTTACAAAATAGTATCACAAGACTTAACAACAGCTGAAATGTACTATGCGGCCGTTCTTAGTACTGATAAGAATCTTCAACAAGTTTTTATATCAGGCGGCGACTTTCACAGTACTATTGCTAAAATGGTGTTTGATCTAGTTTGCGAGGTTGAAGATGTTAAGAACACTTTTGGTTCTATGCGTCAATCAGCAAAAGCAATTTCATTCGGAATCTTATATGGTTCTGGCCCTCAAAAAGTATCTGATACAGTATCAAAATCAACAGGTGAATACTATGGTATCGACAGAGCAAAACAAGATATTAAATCTTACTTTGAAAAATTCAATAAACTTAAAAAGTGGCTGGATAGCCGTAAAGAATTTATTCAAGCTAATGGTTACACTTATAGCTTTTTTGGCAGGAAGCGTCGTCTTATCAATGTGTTCTCCACAGATAAGGGAATTGCTGCCCACGAGGTACGTTCCGGAATCAATGCAGAAGTACAATCTTTAGCAAGTGATATGAACCTATTTGGCGCTATGGATACTGCTAATGAAATCAAAGCTAAAGGTATAGACGCTAAAATATTCATGTTAGTACATGACTCAATTGTAGCCTTAGTTAAAGACGAGTGTGTAGAAGAATATTGCGAAATATTGAAGAGAAATACTCAAAAAGATCGTGGTTGTTCTATACAAGGTTATCCAATTGGTGTAGATCAAGAAGTAGGACAGGATTATAGTTTTGGAAAATTTGATAAACAGTATCTCGTTGAAGGACATAGCTTATCCAGTATTTAAATTAGGGTTAATTAAACCTGAAACTATGGATAAAGTAGTTTTCTACCTATATCAATATGAGTCAGAAGATAATGAAACTATTGCAAAGTTAAAAATAGTAGACGATTTAAATATAGACAAAGATAGTTTAGCACTTAGAAGATTAAAATTAAAATCTGAAGGTGCTAACCTATTCAAAATTAATAAAGCTGTATATTTTATTGGCGACTTAATTAAAATAGCTACACCACATACGTGGTTTATAGACTCTAATGGAAAAATATTTAAATATGCAAAAACTACTAAAGCTAAACTTAAATTTCATAAAATAAAAGCACTAATACCAATAAAAGGAGGCGGAGTAATAATAGAAGTAGAAGATCTAAATACTAGATTTAAAGCTCTGTATACTCCCGAAAGCATGAATAGATACGCAGGAATCTTACATTATGGTAAATCTTTGATTTTATATGGCTTTTATGATAAGGCGTATGAAGAAACTTGGAGAAAGATTTAATGCCTAAAGCAATTATATCAAATAAAATTTACCTAGAAACCACAACTGAATTAGCACAGAAGTTAATTAAAACTCTTACTTATAAAATCCGTAGAAATATTCCTGGTGCTAAAAGTCATTTTATTCAATTTGACATAGTTAAGAATTATAAAGTAATGCCTAAGGGTGTTATGTCTATACCTGTGGGTAGAATAGATTTAATTCCTGAAGGGTATGAAATTACAGACAAAAGAATAATAAATGAGCTACCATTTCCCAATCCTAAATTTCCACTAAGAGGAAGTCAGCTTGACGTATATAATAAGGTTGATGATACCTGCTTTATTAATGCAATGGTAGGTTGGGGTAAAACTTTTACTGCCTTACATATTGCTAGAAAATTAGGTCAAAAAACACTTATAGTATGTCACAATACTATGCTGAGAGATCAATGGATAGAAGAAGTTGAGAAATTATATGAAATGCCTGTTGGAGTTATTGGTTCTGGCAAATTTGATATAGATCACTCCATAGTAGTAGGAAACATACAGACTTTAGTAAAGTTAATACCACAAATTGCAAAAGAGTTTGGCACAGTAATAGTTGATGAAGCCCACCACTGCCCGGCTAGTACTTTTACTGCTTTTATTGATAGTATGCATGCCCGTTATAAAATTGGGCTTAGTGGTACTATGCAACGTAAAGACGGTAAACAGATATTATTTAAAGACTTCTTTGGTACAAAACTATATCAACCCCCACAAGAAAACACTCTTACTCCCACAGTACAGGTTATTAAAACAGGTATTTCTCTTTCACCTGGAGAACCTTGGGTTAAAAAAATAAATAATCTATTATACGATCCAGACTATCAACATTTTATAGCTGCTGCTGCTAAAATACAGATTGATAAAGGCCACAAAGTCCTTGTTATTGCAGATAGGGTAGAATTTCTTAAACAAGTAGGAGAACTAATTGGTGAAACGTGTGTGTGCATTGTTGGTGGGACAACCTTTGAAGAAAGAATCCTACTCAAAGAACAAATTGAATCAGGAGAAAAAAGTTGCATTGCTGGAAGTAGACAGATTTTCTCAGAAGGTATATCAGTCAACATCCTTAGCTGTGTAATACTAGCTGTACCAATAGCAAATGACGGTCTATTAGAGCAGATTATTGGACGAATAATGAGACAACATGAAAATAAGTTATCTCCATTAGTGGTAGATATGATGTTTAGTGGTGCAAGCGACAGAAAGCAAAACAAAGATCGCATAGCATTTTATATGAGAAAGGGTTGGACGATACTAGGCTTATGAAAAATACACTTGCAAACGTATTCCAATAATGCTATAATATGTATTCCAGCGATAATTATGGCTTTGTTCTTTAACTTAAAAACTCTTGAACAACAATCAAATGGTGATAGTAGTAGTTTTATGGCAATGCTAGAGTATCATTACTCTAAAAGATTACCTTATAAATATTCTAAACATAAACCTAGTAAAGTATCACTGGCTGGTAACTGTTTTATTTTAAATCCAGAGGCACTATTTGCGGACAAACCAACAGATATATTATTTAAAATCCAATATATCAAACTAGCTGCTAGGCGTGACTATAATTTATATAAACAGTACAATTATCGGGCACTACAAAAATCATACTACCCTGATATAGACTATACTTCAATCAAATACAATCCGTTATTAATAATAACAAATACAGAGATACTCTTTAAATACGAGGAAAATTAAAAAATGGCATTAGCTTTTTCACAAACCAAAGGTAAAGCAATCAAAAAATCTTTTGATGCTTATGAATATAAGGACGGAGAAAACACTGTTCGAATTGTTGGAGGTATTTTACCTCGCTATGTTTACTGGCTCAAAGGCACAAATGCTAAGGATATTCCAGTTGAATGCTTAGCATTTGACCGCGAAGCTGAAAAGTTCAACAACAAGGAATATGATCATGTTCCTGACTACTTCTCAGATAAAAAATGTTCTTGGTCTTATAGCACAAATTGCATCGATCTAAAAGACGGTAAAGTCAAAATCTTAAACTTGAAAAAGAAATTGTTTGAACAAATTTGTCAAGCAGCAGAAGATTTAGGCGACCCTACTGATACAGATAGTGGATGTGATGTAGTATTTAAACGTGTTAAGACTGGCCCCCTGCCTTTCAACGTTGAATATACTCTTTCAGTTCTACGTTGCAAAAAGCGGGCACTTACTGAAGCTGAAATAGAGGCTGCAACAGCTTCTGAGAGTATCGATGTGAAATATCCTCGTCAAACTCCAGAAGAGGTAAAAGCCACACTGGAGCGTATCTTGAAGGGCCCTGCCGGAGAAGAAGCAGCAGACTCAACAACGGATAACGAAGCAGTTAGCGATCTAGCACATTAATAAATAAGCCCCTAAGTATTAGTAACTTAGGGGCTTTTTTCACTATAAATTATGAAAGTTTTATTTACAGCAGATATTCATATTAAACTAGGTCAAAAAAACGTCCCAATTGATTGGGCTAAAAGCAGGTATGATAAGTTTATAAAACAACTATCTACTCTACAACAAAACTGTGACCTTTTAGTATTAGGCGGCGATATATTTGATCGTATGCCAACAATGGATGAATTAGAAGTCTATTTTGACCTTATAGCATCCATTTCAATACCTTGTATTATATATGCAGGGAACCACGAGGCATTAAAGAAAGACACAACATTCTTTACTAGCCTTAAGCGTAGTACTCAAAGACTTAACTCAAAAGTTACAGTTATAGATGATTATTACTCTTTGGAGAATATGGACTTTATTCCATATAATAAATTAAAAGATTTTAATCCTAATGATTTTACTGGTAATATTCTTTTTACTCATGTACGTGGCGAAATCCCTCCGCATGTAAAACCTGAAGTTGACTTAGATGTATTTAATCGCTGGGACGTAGTACTGGCCGGAGACCTACATAGTTATGAGAATTCACAGAGAAACATTTTATATCCTGGCAGCCCTTGTACTACTAGCTTTCATAGAAATAGAGTTAATACAGGCGTCATCTGTTTTGATACTACTACTCTTCAACATGACTGGGTACATCTCGAACTTCCTCAGCTAATACGTAAAACTATTAGGGCTGGAGATGAAATGCCTGGCACTGACTACGATCATACCATATACGAAGTTGAAGGTGACATGAGCGAACTGGGCGCCATGGAGGACAATACGCTTATAGATAAAAAAGTAGTTCGTAGACAAACAGATACTGCTCTTATACTTGATCCTAGTATGACACTAGCTGCAGAATTAACCGAATACTTACTATATATTTTGCAGCTTCCAGATAATACAGTTCAAGATATAGTACAAATCTTAAACAATAACTTAGATAAGATTACTACAGAATGATTATATTTAAAGAAATTAGATGGAGTAATGCTTTCTCATATGGACCTAATAATGTAATTAAATTAGACAGTGCTCCATTAACACAAATTGTTGGTAAGAATGGACACGGCAAAAGTTCTATAGCTTTAATTCTTGAAGAAGTCCTTTACAACCAAAACTCCAAAAAAATAAAGAAAGCAGATATACTTAATAGATACACATCTGATAAAACCTACTCAATAGAGTTAGATTTTAATAAAGATGGTGCAGACTATACAGTAAAAACATCAAGAACCAATGCATCTACCTCTGTAAAATTGCTAAGAGACAGTGTAGATATTAGCAGTCATACTGCCACTAACACCTATAAAGCCATAGAAACTATAATTGGTTTTGATCATAAAACTTTTAGTCAAATAGTTTATCAAAGTAGTGTTTCTAGTTTAGAATTTTTAACAGCAACAGATACGGCAAGAAAGAAGTTTTTAATAGAATTATTAAATCTATCTATGTATACCAAAGCTTCTGAGTGTTTCAAAGAACTTACCTCAGATATGAATAAGAAAGTAGATGCTATTCAAGCCAAACTTTCAACTGTACGTAGTTGGTTATCTAAATATGAAAAAGAAGATTTATCACTTAAAGAACTAGAAGAAGAAATAGAGCCGCCAACAGAACAAACTTCTAAATTAACTTTATTAAAACACGAATTATTAAATATAGAGACTACTAATAAAAAGATTGTGCAAAATAACACGTACAAACAGATTATTAATAGTATAGTACTTGATGACCCTGCTCCACCTTCTATAGATGATAGCTTCCTTAATGCTTTAAAAGTAGAATTATCTAGCAAAGACTCAAAACTTAGGGAAGGTACGACTTTATCTAAAAAGTGTCTAGGTCCTACTATTAAGTGTCCAACTTGTTCTCAAGATATGGATAACAGCACTATGTTTACCCTAGTAGAACAATTCAAAATAGACAAAATATCCCTTGAAAAAGATATTAAAGGTCTAAATGCAAAAATAGAGACCTCTGAGAGTATTATTTCTAAGTATAAAGCACACCAGAAAAAAGTAATTGAGTGGGAAAAGTACTATGCTTTAATAGATAACGATCTAACTAGTGAGTTATTAAATAAAGACGAACTATCTAGTAAGATTATTGGATTAGAAAAATCTATAAATGAAGTTAATAGTGCGATTACTAAAATTAGAACTAAGAATAAGAGTGTTAATGAACATAACTCTAAGGTAATAGTTATTAGTAGTCAAATGGCTGATATGAGAGAAGAATTAGCAGAATACTCTACAGAATTATCAAAATATACAGCAGAGTTATCTAATTTACAAGTATTAGTTAAAGCGTTCTCTACTACTGGATTAGTAGCATATAAGATCGAGTGTTTAGTCAAAGATCTAGAAAGTCTTACTAACGAATACTTAGCCGAGTTAGCTGATGGTAGATTTCAGTTAGCATTTAAAATAGCTTCTTCGGATAAACTAAATGTTGTTATTATTGACAATAGTCATGACGTGGATATCCTTGCTCTTTCTAGTGGTGAGCGTGCTCGCGTTAATGTGGCTACTTTGCTTGCTATTCGTAAACTTATGCAGACTTTATCTAACTCGCGTACTAATCTTCTTATCCTCGACGAAACAGTGGAAAATCTTGATGCAGAAGGTAAAGAAAAGTTGATTGAAGTTCTCTTAAAAGAAGAAAGCTTAAATACTTTCTTAATATCTCACGGATTTACGCATCCTCTACTAGAAAAACTACAGGTGCTTAAACAGCGCAATATGTCAAGGATAGATAATGGTTGATAGTAGAGAAAAAGGCGCCAGGGCTGAAACATTAGCTAGAGACGCTCTTAGAAAACTATCTAAATTACAATGGGAAAGAACGCCAGGATCTGGCGCTCTTGACCCTAAACATTTGCTAAAAGGTGACTTGTACATACCTGGTGAGAAAAATCTTTATGTAGTAGAAGTAAAACATTACGCAGAAGATCATCTTACTAGTGCCTTATTAACCCATAAAAAGCCGCAATTTTTTGAGTGGTGGGAGCAGGCGGTAAGGCAGGGTAAGCAAGTAAAACAAAAACCTTTACTTATATTTAAATTTGATAGATCTAAGCTATTCGTAGGGTATGAGGATATACCTTCTGGCGTATACAACTATATGTTTGTAAATGCCCATGGGTACGAAGTATATATTAGTCTCCTAGAAGATTGGTATGAGAACGAGCAACCAAAATTTATCGCTTGACAAAGGTCACTAGATTTGGTATAATATACACATGACAAAAACATTTGAACAACTAAACCAGTCTGACCCTAAATCGTTAATGATTTTGGATTCCCTAAACCTTGCCTTTCGCTATAAGCATTCAAAGGCAGTAGATTTTGCCACAGATTATATGCGGACTGTTGAAAGTCTCCAGAAATCTTACAAAACTAAAAAACTTATTATTGCAGGTGATATGGGCGCTAGTTCATATCGCAAAGCTCTTTACCCTCTCTACAAACAGAATCGCAAAGATAAGTATGCGAATCAAACTGAGGAAGAGGCTGCTGAGTTTGAGGCATTCTTTGAAGAAGTACAAGTTATCCTTTCAACATACGAAGATGAAGGTAAGTTTCCTGTTGTGCGTTTCCCAAATGTAGAAGCAGATGATATTGCCGCTTACATAGTATCAAAACGTAAAAAGTATAGTATTAATCAAGTATGGTTAGTATCATCTGACAAAGATTGGGACTTGCTAGTAGCTCCTGGAGTTTCACGTTTCTCATACGTTACTCGCAAAGAGATAACTCATGATAACTGGGATACACATTACGAGTGTACACAAGATGAGTATATTTCTATTAAATGCCTTATGGGTGACTCAGGCGACAATGTTGTGGGCGTTCCTGGTGTGGGGCCAAAACGTGCGCTTCAGCTTGTCCAAGATTATGGTAGTGCTTATGACATTATCGCAGCTTTGCCTATCAGTAGTAAGTATAAATATATTACCGCACTTAATGAGTTCGGTAGTGAAGGTTTAATGCTAAACTACAAATTAATGGATTTAGTTACCCACTGCGAAGAAGCAATTGGTGAAGAAAATTGTAAAAATATTAACAAAGTAATGGACTTTTATTTAAATGAAGATATTAGTTAAAACAGATGATAGTAGAGCAGTGCCTTTTAGGGCACACCCTACAGATGCAGGTGCAGACTTAGTTTCTAATAAAGAGATAGCACTATATCCTGGTGAAACAAAATTAGTAGACACTGGTGTTGCGGTTAAAATTCCTGAGAATTATGTTGGTTTAGTATTTAACCGATCATCACAGGGTAAAATTCATGTAACTATACCTCATTCAGTTGGAGTAATTGACTCAGACTATCGTGGTAATATTAAAGTCCTATTACAAAATAACGGGGAAGACCCCTACTTTATCTCTCGTTATACAACCCGAATTGCACAGCTAGTAGTTGTACCAATAGTTCTTCCTGATTTTAAAGGATGGGATTCAACTACTGAGCCTTGGGATGATACTACTAGAGGTGCAGGCGGATTTGGAAGTACTGGTTAATTAAAAAAGGAAATAAAATGATTAAACTTAAATATAAAGAAGATGGTAGTATTACACTTAAAGGTCTAAATGAGTATCACTTAGACCTTATTGCAGTTTTGGTTAATAGCGTGCGACTGGGCGACGAAACCCCTAGTTCTCAAGCCGCTTTTGACTTATGTGAGTTCTTTGAACAGGAACAATTCCCTGAAGAAGAAATCGAATTAGTAGTTGTTAATAATAAAAACGACAAACACATTGAAGATTTTACCTTAGAAGTAAATCAGTTATAATCAGAAAGAAGTAAATGAGCCATTATACAGTAATAGTAGAAGAAGATCCAGAAACAAAGGATTTACTACTCCAACTTCCTGAAGAAGTTTTAGCAGAACTAAAATTAGTTGAAGGAGACGTTCTTAATTGGGAAGATGCAGGTGGTGGTTCATTTATTTTAACTAAAAAGTTAAAAACTTTAGAAGGGGAATAATGACGGTCTCAACAAGAGCACAAGTAATTACACGCAGAACATACAACAGACCTTTATCAGATGACGGAAAAGTATTTGAAACTTGGCAAGAAACAGTTTCAAGAGTAATAGACCACCAACAATGGTTATGGGAACGAGCAGCCCGTAGAGAATTAACAGACCTAGAGTTTGCTGAACTATATGATTTAGAACAGCTAATGTTAGATCGTAAAGTTTCTATGAGTGGTCGTTCCCTTTGGCTTGGTGGAACAACAGTTGCACAAAAACGAGAAGCCTCACAATTTAATTGTAGTTTCACAGAAGTTGAAACAGTATACGATGTAGTAGATTGTTTATGGTTACTTCTACAAGGTTGCGGTGTTGGGTTTAAACCCGTAGTTGGAACACTAAATGGTTTTTCGAAACCTATTAAAAATATTAGAGTAGTACGCAGTACTCGTACCGCAAAAGGCGGAAGTGAACATAATACAGAAACTTGGGATAGTGATACTAAAACGTGGACTATTCAAGTAGGTGATTCAGCAGAAGCTTGGGCAAAGTCAGTAGGTAAACTAATGGCAGGTAAGTATCCTGCAAAAGAGTTAGTTTTAGACTTCAGTCAACTACGTCCTGCTGGCGAAAGATTAAAAGGATATGGTTGGATTTCTAGTGGCGATAGTGCTATTAGTACTGCCTACCTAGCTATTGCTAAAATTCTTAATGGTAGATCTGATAGCCTTCTTACAAGAATGGATATCATGGATATTATTAACTGGCTTGGTACTATCCTATCTAGCCGCCGTTCTGCTGAAATTGCTCTTTTTGAGTATGGGCAACCTGAGTGGGAAGAATTTGCTACAGCTAAAAAAGATTGGTGGCTGCATAATAACTCGCATAGGCAGCAATCAAACAATAGCTTAGTTTTTAAGGAAAAACCCTTATATGTTGACTTACGAAAAATCTTTGATCTTATGGAAGACGCTGGAGGATCCGAGCCAGGGTTCATTAATGCAGTGGAAGCTACTAGAAGAGCACCATGGTTTGCAGGATGCAATCCCTGTGTCGAAATCCTACTGGGAAATAAGTCCTTCTGTAATCTCACTGAAACCGACATCGGCAAATTTAAAGGGGATACCGCAGGATTACACGAAGCTATTAGGCTTGCCGCCCGTGCAAACTACAGGCAAACTTGCGTTAATTTAAATGACGGAATCCTTCAGGAGAGTTGGCATCTCAATAATTATTTCCTTCGTCTGTGTGGAGTTGGCCTTACTGGTATTGCCAAACGCCCTGATATGGGCGGTTATGATTACGAATACCTCAAGCGTACTGCTACCGCTGCTGCCATTGGTATGGCTGACGAGCTTGACCTTCCTAGCCCAAAAAACATAACCTGTGTTAAGCCTTCGGGAACTCTTTCAAAGATCATGGATACTACCGAGGGAATTCACAAGCCTTTAGGTAAGTACATTTTTAATAATGTTCAGTTTAGTAAGTATGACCCAGTAGTTGATAAACTACGGGCTGCTAACTATAATGTTATTAATCATCCTACCGATGACTCAGGTGTATTAATTACTTTTCCAGTAAGATGGGATGACGTTCCCTTTCACAAAGTGAACGGCAAAGAGGTAAATTTAGACTCCGCAATAGAACAACTAGAAAAATACAAATTAATCCAGACCAGCTGGACTCAGCAGAACACTTCTGTAACTATCTCCTATGGCTTAAATGAAGTAGAAGAAATTATTAAGTGGCTGCTAAATAACTGGGATTGTTATGTAGGTGTTAGTTTTATTTATCGTACTGACCCTAGTATGACAGCTAAAGATCTTGGGTACTTATATCTTCCACAAGAAGTAGTAAGTGAACAAGATTATAACGACTACGTTAAACTTCTTCAACCCGTTAGTCTAGAGGATACAAATAGTTTCGATGAAATTGTAGCTGAAGACTGCTCAACTGGAAGTTGTCCCATTAAATGAGGTATTAAAATTTAGTATTGTATAAATCATGTCCTTGTGTTATAATAATTTTTATATTATTTAATTGGGCATGATTTATGGCTTCAGGTATTTACTTATTAAGATTTTCAAACGGTAGTATATATATTGGGCAGTCAGTTAATATTTATGGACGGTATAAGGCACACTGTAATAAATTAATTAAAGGTACTCATATAAATTCAAAAATGTCTATAGCGTATACTAAATACGGAATACCTTCTCTAGAAATTTTAATAGAGTGTCTTAAAGATGAACTAGATGCTAATGAAATAGCTGCAATTGAGGTTTTTGATAGTATTAATAATGGATTAAATATATCTCCTGCAGCAGGAGAGTTTCCTATATTAAATGGAGAATATAATGGCTCATCTAAGTATAGAGATAGCGATATTATACTAATAGTAGAATATCTGGTTGCAAATTTAGAGCAGCCACTTAAACTATCAGCTTCTATATTAGGTATGCATTATTCTACAATTAAAAATATTGCTAATGGTACATCTCATAGATGGTTAATGGAAAGAATACCTGAAAGTTATAATAAATTAATAGCATTTAAAGGTAAACGTAGTATAAATACTAGTAAAGGAAAAGGGCTTAATTATAATATACTAAGTCCAGATAATATAATATATCCTATAACAAATATAATTACTTTTTCCAAAGAACATTCCCTTAATGCAGGTGCATTAGGGGAAGTATTAAGAGGTAATACTCTTCAACATAAAGGCTGGAAATCTCCGCCTATTTAATTAATAAAAATAAATGGAACCACAAAAATAATATGACAACAGAAGAAAATACTACTCCACAAACATACTCCTTCTTATTCACACAGGAAGAAGCAAATATTATTCTTAATGCTTTAGCAGAACTACCTTTCAAGGTATCTAATCCATTAATTGCTAATATGATTAAACAATTCCAAGAGCATACGCAATTAGCTAACGAAGAATAAAAAATAAAGCCCCTAAATCTTGCGATTTAGGGGCTTTTTGCATTTAAGCTTTTACAAATGTTTCAAATTCTTCTATGAGCATACTAATTGCTTCTTTGCCTGTTTCAGATTTAAAGTAAGCATCCATTTTATCCAAATTTTTGGAAATAAATACTTGCTGGGGTTGGGTTAGTGCTTTCCCAAAACTTTGATAAGTGCTTTCAAATAATGATAACATTTTTTGAGCTTGTGCCATATTATTATTAATATTAGGCATTATCATTTGAGGGGAAATAAGTTTAAGTAATTGTTCCAGCATTATTTTTCCATATAAAAAGGTAGATGTTCTAATTTGTACATAATTTATCCTTTAATTATTATTTGCCATTATATTCCACTGTGTGCCGTCAAATATTACTATAATTCCTTTATTTATTTCTAAATTTTGTGTTGAATTACCATCTATTTTTTGACCGCTAGTACCAGTAACACTAATATTACCGGTAACCTGAGTTTTTATTGCATATGTTTTACCTAATACACCCAATGGTAGGGTAATTGTAATATCTTTTTTAGTTGCAGCGATAAAGTAATCGTTAGCAGTAGCAGTATAATTAATAGAAGTTAATTTTACAGTCTGTAAATTGTTAGTAGTTGCGCTTAATACACCTAAAGATGTAATGGACAAACCGCTACCGACTTGAATAATGCCTAAACTAGTAGTAGTTGCTATATCAGATTCCAGCGAATAATCAAATACGCCAGAACTACTTTCACTAGGTACAGCTGGGACTCTTTTTAGTCCACGCCCAGGTTGGACTGGTGGTCTACTATAAGCCATAATAGTTTAAGTTAATAACCACTGTACACCATCATAGATAAGTGTTAGTGAACCATAAGGTGTGTTAATTGTAGCGTTTACAGCACCATCAATGGTACCTGCAGTTGGAACAATAGTAATAGGTGTAGCAACACTAGCTAGACCTAAACCATCTTTGATAATAAAAGTTTGCCCTGCTACGCCAGCCGGTAGGTTTACTGCTACTGGAACTGGTCCAGGTACTTGTACTGCAATTGCAGCATCTGCACTTAAGACTGCTATGGGTGTTGCTACTGCAATTCGGATTGCTGTAATTACTACACCACCAGCACTAATAGTAATTCTATTTGCTCCAGTGCCTGTAGTAGGTGTGACTATGATACCAGTACCTGCAATAATACTGGTAGGATTATTTGTATATGACATATGTGTCCTTAAAATTAAGTTATGCTCCAGTTGGAGCCATTAAATACTACTGTAATACTACCAAATGGTACATCAATAGTAGCTGTGCCGATATCAACATTTTGTGCTGTTCCTTGTATTGTAATAGGTGCATTATTTGCATTTCCACTACAATCCTTAATTACGTATACTGTACCTAATATGCCTGTAGGTAATGTAATTGTTACTGGTGCTACGCTTAATACACATAGAAAATAGTCTGTGGCTAAAGCAGTATAAGTTGCTGTTGTTACATCAGTAACAGGCACTACGCCAGGTGTACCTGGTGGTCCTGGAGGCCCTGGAGGTCCAGGCGGTCCAACGGGTCCAGGTGGTCCAACTACTAGACTATTATTAATAAATAAGTCTTTGTCAGGAATATATGGAAATATTGGATAAATAGGAGGAAACATTTGCATTTGCATTTGTCCCTCTGGTCCTTGGTTCTGCATTTGTTGTGGAAAAAACATAAAGTTTCCTTAATAAAAAGCCCCCTCGACTTATGGTTGAGAGGGCTTAAAACTACACCAAATATTAACGAATAGAAGTATTTGTGTTAGTTGGGTTAGCTGTTAGTGTACCAGAACCAACATTAATTGCACCATTTGTAATGTTTTGGCCTAATCCGTAGATTAGATTAGCCAATGATGCGTATTGCTGTTGTTGCTGTGCTTGTTGTTGCATTTGATTAATGTTATTTGTAGTAGTAACGTTAATACCAGCTGTAGCTGCTTGTAGACGACCATCGCCACGTAGTTCAATAATTTCTGCATTTGCATCAGTTAGTTGACGATTTAATGTTTGTTCGTATTGACTTACAATCAGTGCACGAGTAGTAGTACCATCAGCAGTAATAGCACGTTCTGTGTTATTAAAACCAACTAACATATTTGTGTTAACTTGATTTAGTTGTTGCATTACTGCAACTGCATTTGCATTAACAGCATCTTTTACGCCATCAATACGATTAACTAAACTACCTGTAGTAGAGTTAAATTGATTTGTCAAACCAATTGTTTGGTTAGCTTGACTAGCTTCCATTGCTGCTTGACCTACTGCTACTGCTTTGTCAACTTGACCAATACTTTGCATTAATTGCATATTAGCCGTAGCTTGACCAGTTACGGCACTTTCGCCGCCATTGCCATTACCACCAAATAAACCACCACCGCCTTGGCGTAGGAGGCTTCCTAAGATTAATCCACCAATCAATCCGCCACCACTACCAAAACCTAGACCACCATCTCCGCCGCCACTCATCATCATTCCTGCTGGGTTTAGAACTTCTGCCATTTTTTTCTTCCTTGTTTCATTATCAAAATAATTTGTTCCTGTTGACTCTATTGCAAAAGGAACCTCTATGTTACTGACTGTATCTCCGTACATTATAGTTACAGTACCTGTAACCCCTGGAGCATCCTTGATTTCAAAATATACTGGTTTTCCTGCAGGCCCCCAGAACTTATCTACTGGTGTAGTTAAGTTTCCGTCAACATACGCAACCACTTGTATATTATCAGGTTTGCTGACAGTTATCATACCGTCAGTGGGTATAATAACTGTGTTAGTAATCCCAGTAATGGGTTTTACTATTGACCACATTATATTTCCCTTCTCTTAATTTGTAATCTTACGATTACTGCATCCCTAGTTATCCCTATGATAACTAGGTAATTTTTCATTAATTATAGACCAATTGATAGTATTCCAGATATTATCAATATAGCCCCCTTTATTTGCGTGGTAATCTAAAGCCCATGAGTGTTCCCACCAATCTATTAATACAACAATGTCATTAAATATTGCATGATTTTTTATTGTACGTATTTTACCATCACTAGAAAGATATACCCATCCGCTGCCTTGTATTTCAAAAGCAGCCTTTTTAATTTCTTGTTTAAATTTACTAAAATCTTCGTAGTAATGATTAATAAAGTCTAAGCTTTTGCCAAAAGGCTGATTAGTTTCCGAATATGGTTGTAGTTGTTGAAAAAAGATATTATGTAAAAAAGCACCTGCTTCATTAAATACAGGGTCGCCCTCATTATTATTAAATCTTGTTACGTAACCACGAGCTAAGTTCTCGTAATGGTAATCTAAAGTTTCCGCACTCATAGCAGGACTTAATTCAGTTACACTATATGGAAGCGGGGCTAATACTAATATCTTATTCATAGCGTACTCCACTCTATACTATTATATATAAAAGTTATGCTACCAAAATTTTTATTAATAACTTTAGTTAATTTTCCGTCTATAGTATTAGACTCACTACTAACCGTAATATTATTTATTTTTGCTCTACCACTAAAATCTTTAACTATATATAATTTTCCAGGTTTAGAATCAGATGGTAATATAATCTCTACGCCTTCATCTGTAGCTAAAAAATGCTCTTCGCTGGTAGGGGTATATGGGGAATCGGTAACAAAACTAGTTGATATTATTCCAGAGGACTTTTGAAACATCGGATTACCTTTATTTTATAGATACCAAAACTTTTTGTACCAATTTATTTTACAATTATATACTTTATACCAAAAAAGTGCAATACCAAAAATTTGTGCTATAAAATCCAAGCATGAAAAAGCCCCTATAAGTATTACTACCTATAGGGGCTTTTTTAATTTCTATAAGCCATTATGATTTGTTTACATAGTTTACTTCGTACTATATCTTCATCTAAAAATCTGATTATTTCAATGCCAGGAATACCTTCAAGTCTATGAACTGCGTCATCTAATCCTGAATCTTCGATGTCACTTTGTTCAGAGTCTCCTGAAAAAATCATTTTAGTATTTTTACCGATTCTGGATAAAATCATTTTCATCTCAGTAACGGTGGCGTTCTGAGCTTCATCTACTAATACAATTGCATTATCAAATGTTGCTCCTCTCATAAAACCAAGTGGTCTTGGTTCAATAGTCTTAGTTTTTAACGCGTACTCATAAAATCCTTTACCTAAAGCCCTAGCAAATACACTATCAAAAGGATCTAAATAAGGTGCATACTTTTCTTCCAGTGTTCCGGGTAAGAAGCCTAAACCTCTACCTGTTTCAACATTTGGTCTTGTTAGTATTATCTTATCTACTCTACGATGAAATAATTCTGAGGCAGCATAACTAGCTGCTACATAGGTTTTTCCAGTTCCTGCACTACCTACTCCAAATATAATATCATTATGTTTAATAGCATCTAGATATTCTCCTTGGATAAAGTTTAATGGTTGTACTTCTTTAAAAGAAGCACTATAACTTTCACCTTCATTTCTTCGACTCTTTTTACCAGTAGCCATATGTTCTCCAAAAATGATTAATAAATTACTTCTTTTTTACAGGAATTTTTGTTCCTTGATGTTTTTTATGTAACTTTTTAACCTTTTTGGCGGGTTTTTTAAATTTTGCGGTTTGTGTTGTAGTACTTACAGGTTTTTCTGGTACTGAGGCAGTTGCCAAACCAGAACTTACTAAAAACACTAATGAAAGCAGAGTTAAATATACTTTACTCATAACAGCCTTATAAAATTGGATCATTTGAATTTGGAATGACCTTACCAATCCTACTTGGAGTAGTAGGAGTAACTGAGCTAGCAGGCACACTAGTTCCAGTTATTTTTTCTTGTGTACGACCATAAGCCGCAATACCAAGCACAGCACCCATAGCAATATGAAATAATCCTGCCCCTTGTAGGGTTAAAGGTTGCCATTGGCTAGTAACTTGTCCATGTCCTATTTGTTGTAGTAAACTCCATAGTACAGGAAATACCATAAAATCACAACTACATATAGCCATATACATCCAACCCATAGCTGGTCGCCATTTAGATGTAATCCAATGTTCTTTTTCATCTTCCATATGTGCTCCTATCTATGTTTATCATTTTTCCAATCTTTAAACATTACCCAAAATATCATAATTAGTGGAACACAAGCTAATAAAAATAATAAATCATTGAAGTTAATAATTATATTAAAATACATAAATTATCCCCCATTTTTTGATGCAGATTCTATTTGTTTCTTTTGTTCTTGTTCCCTAAGCCATTGTTGTTCTCTACGAATTTTTAATGCTTTTATCTGGGCAGCTTCAAGTGCTTTTTGCTCTTCTGCCATATTATAAAATTGAACGCCCAACATAATAAATGATGAAATAACAATACCAAACCCTACTATATACATAGTTATCATAAAGTAATTAGCCATTTTTTCTTTATGTTCTTGTTTAGCTTTTTCTACTACCTCTTCACCTTCACGTTTTTCTTTTAATAACCTAGTACGCTCCTTAATCATATCTTCCCAGATTTGAGGTTTACCAAGTTGCCAGTATATCATATCTTTGAGGGCTCTTTCATC